TGGCTACCATCCGTGACGAACTGAACAAGCTGGCCGACATCCGCGACGAGTTGGCCCAGGCCCAGGCCGATCTCACCGAAGAGGAAGCCCGGATCACGAAGCCGGTCCGGGACAAGCTGGCCGCGTGTCGGGCCAAGTTCGAGGCCAAGCTGGAAATGCTCGGCAAGCGCGACAAGGCCCAGGAAGCGGTCGTCAAGAAAGCGGTCGTCAAGCACGGCGACACCGTGACCACTGACCGCTTGCAGGGAGTTTACTGCAGGGGCCGAATTAGCTGGTCGGACGACAAGTTGATGGGGTACGCGGCGGTCCACAAGGAGATTCTAGAGTTCCGCAACGAGGGCGATCCCAGTTGCTCAATCCGAAGGGTGAAACAGAATGGCGAAAAGGATTAAATGGGACGACGTTCGGGATCAGGTCGAGACGGCGGCCCGGCGGACCGCCAAGCGGTACGGACTCGACGCCGACGACCTGATCCAGGACGGCTACCTGGAGTTTCGCCGGGCGCTCCGCTGGTACGACGGCCGTCCGGTCGAGCGGATTCTATCCCGCTACCTGTTGCGATTACGGCGGCCGGCGGAAGTCCGCGCCCGCCGCACCCGCATCCTGAAACGGGTGCGGGTCGAACTAGACATGATCGTCCGACGCGACGACCCGCTCGACGAACTGTCCGAAGTCGCCCTGTCGGTCGTGCGGCTGGCGCTGCACAGCCGGGCGGGGCTGAAGCCGTCCACGATCCGCCGCTCGTTGCGGCGCTATCTGTCCGAAGTCGGCTTCCTGGCGTCCGAGATCGAGGCGACGTTCGCCGAGATCGCCGGCGCCCTGAGAAGTTAATATTCCACAGGACGCCTGATCCCTGCACGGAATATCTCTATAATGAGATCGGGCATCTTTACCGAGGAGGACTGTTTCATGGCGACGACCGAGTTCAGGGCCGATCCCCGGCCGCGTCCTCAGAACCTGCCGGAACTCACCGAGTTCCCGGAGGACACGCCGGTCACGATCCCCGCGACGGACGGCGACAAAGAAACCTTCGAGTGGTGTGAGCAACTTAGGGACCACTACGAGAAAGAGGGCAAGCTCCTGACCGTGGAGGGGCTGTGCAAGATCGCCGAGGCAGTCGGCCTGACCAAGGCTGACACCCGATCGCTCCAGAGCCAGATCATTCATTTGTACGGCCACGGCAAGCCCAAGAAGTCCAAAACGTCCAAGAGTTCCACCCCCCCATCGCCCAAGACCAAGGAGAAGACGATGACCGCTACGCTCGCCCCGAAGAAGAAAACCAAGAAGGTCAAGAAGGCCGGCAAGCCGTCCGGGAACGGGCACGTCCCGCACCTGGAAGGCCGAACCGTCGCCGACAAGACCGTGTCCGGAGTCCCCATCAAGGTGATCGAGACCGAGAGCGGACGGTTCAACGTCCGCCTGTTCGGTGACTTGGCCGTGCGGCCCTGCCTGCGGACGATGGGGTATGACGGCTGGGAGACCAAGGACGCCGTGACCGCCCTCGGCAAGCTACTCAAGGGCATCAGCTTCAAGAGCAAGGTCGGTACGAGCTACGAGTCCGGCGAGTCCTACGTCAAGGAGCTGGCCGACGAGGGCCACGTCAACTGCGGCGCGAAAGGCAAGATCGACAAGTCGGACGGCGCGATCAAGGCGTCAAGCTTCGGCAAGAGCCGGCCGTTCACGTCCGCCGAGTCGAAGGCTCTGAAGGCCCTGAAGAAGTAACCCGGAAACATCCGCGACCGACCCGACGCCAGATAGGGTCGGTCGCGGGTTTCTTTATCTTTCATCACTATCTCCCAACCTGGAGAAAGGTGAACCATGAAACGAATCAAACCGTCCCCAAACGAACACCAGTGGCCCCGCTGTGAAACCAAAACAGTCGCTTGCCGGAAACACGATCTCGTCGTTCGCATTACCGACTGGACAAGGGACAAAGACGAACCGGCATACGATGTTGAGGTCTACATCGGCGGGGTCTATGACTGGAACGAGTCGGAGACCTTTTCGACCAGAATCTTCAAGACGAAGGGAAACGCCAGACGGGCGGCAACGAAGTTCGCCCAGGACCAGATTGCCAAACTACTATGAGGTGTATGATGAAAATCGAGGAGCTACGACTGATTAGTCCGCCTGACCTGACCATCCAGAAGTATCAAATCCAGGCCCTGCAGACCGCGGTTTACCCGAAAGACATGAGGATCGTCTACCCGGCGCTGGGGCTGGCCGGCGAGGCCGGCGAAGTCGCCAACAAGGTCAAGAAGCTGTACCGCGACGGCGGCCTGGACGACAAGGAGAAGCGCGGCGAAGTCGCTAAGGAAATCGCCGATTGCTTGTGGTACTGCGCCGCCCTGGCCCACGACCTCGGCGTCTCTCTGGGGTTTATCGCCAAGCAGAACCTGCTCGAACTGGCATCCCGCGCGGAACGTGGCACGCTGCACGGGTCCGGCGACAACCGATGAGGTGGAATCATGAACGAAGAACCCACAATCCGAGATTTGTTCGCCGTACTAGCGCTCAGCGGACGGCTGGCAAACCCAAACAACGAACGTCCGGGCATCGACAGGCTCCAAGGGTGGGTCGAGGCCCAGGCCCGACTCGCGTACCAACTGGCCGACGCCTGTCTTGCTCATAGGAGCACAACAACCGAGAAGGAGTAGGGCCGTGCCCAACTTCCGACACCCCGCCAGCGGCGTTCGCTACCTCGGGTCCAAGGGCAAATGCCCCGAGATCGTCCGGTACGTCAACGAACTCCTGAAGCCGGGCGACGTGTACTGGGAACCGTTCGTGGGCGCGGGCAAGGTCATCCAGCACGTCAGGGCCGATGTCAAACGGGTCGGCACCGACATCGACCCGGCCGTCATCGCCCTGTTGCGGGCCGTGCGCGATGGCTGGGACCCGCCGAAACGAGTTACGGAGGAGGAGTACAAGCAATGGAAGAAGGTGTGGCGGTCAGGCAAGGACCCCGACAACCCGATGATCGGATTCGTCGGCTACGCCACGTCGTTCGGCGGACGGTTCTTCGAGGGCTACGCCCGCAGTCGCACCAAGGATGTCAACTTCGCCGAGAGCGCCCGCACATCTTTGCTCCGTCAGGCCCCCCGCCTCAAGGGAATATCTCTGAGTGTGGCTGATTACCGGGAACCGTTCAAGCTGTCGAGATCGAAGGGCCATGTCATCTACTGCGACCCGCCGTATGAGGGGACAAAGCCGTGCGGGTCGGTCAAGTCGAAGTTCGATTCCGACACCTTCTGGTCATGGGCTATGGCAATGATGAACCAAGGATGGATCGTCCTGGTCAGCGAGTACACTTGCCCGATCATGAACACGACGGTCCTGTGGGAGAAGTCAGTCGCCGCCGGCATCCGCTTCGACACGAAGGGAGACGGCGGTGCCAGGGGATCGGGACGGATGAAGCACGAAAAACTTTTCAGCCTGGGAACCGCCGGAAGGTCCGTCGGTCTCGGACTGATCTAACTGGCCGTTTGAACAGTAGTTTGGTCCAAAAACCTTGACCCTAGGATCGCTCGGGTGGGGTAGGTGGGGACTTGTCCGCCAACACCCCCTACATCTGCCCACCCGAGCGATGCTAGGGCCAGGGAAACGCCATAGGAATAAAACGATGAGGCTTCGTAGATTCCAGTCAGACGACTACCAGATCGTCCGGGACGATTACCACTTCCGGGCGCTCATCGCTTGGTCACCTGGTTTAGGCAAGGGAGTCCTCGGATGCAAGATCATCCGCGACAACCTGCAAGGACCATGCGTCATAGTCTGTCCCGCCTACTTGAAGGAACATTGGCGACGGGAACTGATCCGTCACATCGGCATGAGGCCGGTCGTGCTGCACGGGCTCACGCCCCGCGTCCGCCGTCTACCCCGCAAGGGTCGGCCGATCTACATCCTCAATTACGACATCCTGCGTCCGGCGGATGGGAAGTCGAAGACCTGGACCGACATATTGATCGCACTGGAGCCCGATCTGGTCATCCTTGATGAAAGCCAGTTCGTCAAGGAAGGTACGGCCAAGCGGTCGAAAGCAAGCCGGGAGCTGTGTACGGATGTACCCAAGGTTCTGCTGCTGTCCGGGACGCCCGCCCCGAGCCGGCCGATCGAGCTGTGGCACCAGCTCAGGATCATCAATGAGGACCTATTTCCCTCTAAGATTCAGTTTGGTATTCGTTGGTGTGCCGGATTTCACGGGACCTTCGGCTGGGACTTCAAGGGATCGTCGAACGAACAGGAGCTGTTCGACATTTTGACGAGTCGCAAAACCGGTTGCATGGTCAGGCGACGTAAAGAAGACGTGCTGACCGACCTGCCCAAACGGGAGCGGGTCGTGCTGCCGTTCGAGCTGCCGCCCAAGGCCATGAAGGAATACCGGGAAGCGGTAGACGATTTCATTACCTGGCTACGCAAACAGGACTGGAACCGGGCCAACCGGGCGTTGTACGCCGAGAAGGTCACACAGCTCGGCTATCTGCGGCGGCTCGCGGCCGAACTAAAACGGCCCCAGGTCGAGAGCTGGATCAAGGACTGGCTCGACGACACCGACCAGAAGCTCCTCGTGTTCGGGCTGCACAAGCGGGCCATGCTCCATCCCCTGTTCGAGCGGTTCCACCGGCACGCGGTCCTAGTCACGGGCGACGTGGACAAGCTGAAACGTCAGGCGGCGTTCGATCGGTTCAATACCGACCCGGACTGCCGGCTGTTATTCGGTAACCTGCAAGCGGCCGGGCTGGGATGGTCGTGTACGTCGGCGTCCAACGTCGCCAACGTCGAGCTCGGCTGGGTCCCCGGCGAACACGAGCAGGCAACTGACAGGTGTCGGGGGCTTTACAGGGGCACCGGCCTGCCCGTGACCGAATACTGGATCGTCGCCCACGGCACGATCGAGTCGTACCTGTGTGAAATCCTCCAGAAGAAGATGGACGTGACGGCTGCCGTCGTGGACGGCAAGCCGAGGGGCGACATGCCCCTGTTTGACGAGCTAACGAACGTGCTGGTCGCCAACCACAAACCCGCCCCGAAGCGGAGAAAGGTTATCTATGGCAAGACGTAGACTTGCAGCACGGCTGCGACGCAACTCGT